GTTGTAACGAGATGCACCGCCCAACACAAGCGGTTTCTTTAAGGACTCTCCAGTCCGACTAAAGACCAGGCGGCGGCGCGACAGCATGGAAGTCCTGGAACCTCCATGCCGCACACCACAACAAGGCCTCAGCCTGCCCCTCACCATCTTCGACAGTGGGCGGAACCCCGGAAACTCTGGTACACCAGCGCCGTATAGGATTTATCATACGGCTGACAATCGACCGCTGGTCGCTCGGGCTGAAGCCCTCATGCAGAACAAAGCTGCAATCAGCGCCCTCAGAGAAGTGACCGCCGTCAGCGACGCCAGATTCGTCAAAACTAATACTGGCCGACCGAAGACACGGAAAGGGACAATCTACCTTTCGATTGACCGGGTAGACGCGGTCCTTCAATACCCAAACGCTGTCTTCCTTATAACGAGACGGTTGCCAAAGCGAAGTGACAAGGCGTCTGTTACAATCGCGAACTAGACGAAAGGCGCCACGCTTAGTCCGAAGACCAAGCATGCGCCAGCCCCGAGTCGGCAACTCCCCATAGGGGGAGCAACCGGCCTGGAGCCTGCCAAAATAGTTCGCGTTGTTCTCAAAGTGATCATGCGTCTCCCACCTCTCGTCAACGAAGGAGACCTGACGAAGGGCCTCCCACGCCGAAGCCTCCGAAGAGGTCAAAGAGTGGCGAGGGACACGCGTCCAGCGACCGCCCATCGAGATGGGCGCAGGGAGTTCTGGCTCTACTATGTGTGCCAAATAGTAAAGCTCCCTGTCCCAAAGGCCAGAGCCTTTGAGAACGCCTTCTCCAACAACTAATCCCATTCCACGTGTGAGGGAACGGCGTGTAGCCATCACCCACCTTCGGTTCTCACGAAGGAAGAGCCGCTTGACACAATCGGCCCTCGACCTTCCGTAACCGGAGCAACTGGAGTAAAAACGACTACCCAGCGACTCACAGGCTTCACGGGGTGGTTTGTTCGGCCAAATCGAGGACGATCTGACAAAACCCACCATTTTGACCCCAGATGAACTGGACCAAAATGGTGTCGAGTTAAGAGTAAATCCACGTGAATGGATCAACGTTTTCCCTCGACTCAAAACCAACCCGCCCTTAGCCACATCACGCTCCCACTGAGCGAACTCAGCAGGTGTAGCACGAAAAACTATATCATCACCATTAACGCGGACAGGCGGCACGCGCCGGCCACGAAAAGAGTAACGAAACGTGATGTAGTTTACCAGACACAACAATGGAAACGAGACTAGTTGTCCCATTAGCTGTCCTCGCTGCTGTACCCATAACTCACGACCAGCCCTCCCCAACCGAAGTTGGGAAGAGAAGGTCGAGATTACGTGCTCTTTTATTCCCTCAGGAATAAAAGAAGATTGGTCGAGGATAGCAGACAAAATAGCGCGTTGAGTGTGGCCGTTCAAATTATCAGTGGCGTTTTCGTAATCACCACTGATAAAAACTTCACCTGGTACTTGGGTGAAACCTTTGAAAGAACGGGCCGTTGCGTCACCCCTCAAAAGCCATTTCGTCCTGGAAAGGTGATTGTACATACAGTGATGCAGGGCACGTAGAGAATTATCAATCGCCGGAGGCGACGCGATAATCCTCCACTTCCCACCGGTCTCAACTGCACCTACAACAGAAGCTCCGCGAGGCGCGGAGGACGTCGAGAGAAGAACGTACTCGCAAAAACGAGCACGATCTTCATCCGAGACGTCCAAACCACGACCTCCCCCTTCCATTCTGCTACGCTCCGCGCAGGAGTTCACAGAATAAAAGCTTCTTCGTCCATGCCCTCGATAAGAAGAATCCCAACCAGGACGGAAGAGATTCTTAGTGATTTTCAACGCAAACTTCAAAAAATCACTATCAGGAGCTTCCTGAGGAAGACTGAGCTTATCGACGTAAGGACGAAGCCGAGGCTTCTCCTTTGGAATCACTTTTCGAAAAAGAAAGACAGAGTGCTTAAATCCGAACCTAGATTTAGCACTCAAACCCGCAATGATGGGTTTCCATAAGTGATCTCCGCCATTAGAATCCGCGAGAACTGTACAGAACTCGCGCAATTCGTCATTGCTAGAGCAGTTCGGGAGAGGTAATAAGACACCGTAAACAGTCTCAAGACCTCTGACAAACCGAGCAAACCGCTCCTTGACGGAAGGGTATGAAGAACCTATGCAACGTAAAGACGCTTTAGACATAGGTACCCAGGGTATCGCCCTAAACTTCACTAGACCAGG